CAAATAGAATGTAGCAATAAAGAAGAAACATTGCGCCTATCATTCAGCGCGGAGCAGTATCGAATATATTACAACGGAAATACAGCGGTTGCCTATGATGAGGACGGGCGGGAGGTGGTGTGTAAGAGTTTTAGTAGGAAATAGTATATTTGCGCTAACAGTATTTGAAACGCTACACAGCGCATCGGTTCAAATCGTTTACCGCCCTGCAATGTCTATAAGATGTTGCGGGGTTTATTTTTTTCAGAATAAACTTGCAAGTTCGAAATGGTTTACTAAATTTGCACTTACATTTAATCCGTTGGTTATTGTGAGGCAATAGATAACGGGTTTGCCGATAGGGATAAAACCCTACTTGTAAGCCCCATTCGCCTCACGTTTGGGGTTTTACTTTTTAAGTCCATTCCTCGCCAACCTGATTAAATAGATTAAACTGGGCGGGATATTATAGAAGCTACTGCGGTTTAATTGAAACGGACGTACAAGTGAAGCCGATAACGTCAGCGCGAGAACTAAGGAATTTAGCGCAAGTCGGATGCCTGCATTAAGGTAGAAAGATGATTCCAAAAGCAAGGGCGATGCGCTCCACTTGTTATGCTCTATCCGAAGAACGGCTCCACAAAGCTAATCTCGCATAGTTCGTTCTCTAAGGAATTTTAACTAATTTCTTAAAGAGGGAACTATGCCCATCAACCGAAAACTCACCAAAAGCTAATAGATAATTAGATACATTAAAATAAATAAACAATGATATTCACTAAAGAATTATTAGAAAAAGGCAAAAGCTCAAATGGAGGTTGGAATAAAGAACAGGTTAATCTTTTGGGTGAAGATATGAAGATTAAAGGCTGGGCTTATAGAATGGTTGGTAAAGAAGTTTCTGATTCTATTGTTGCTGAATTTTTGAGATTAAAAGACTTTCACTTTAAAAGAAAACACGAAAAAGGTTTGCCGGTAAAGAAGAAATATTTAATAGCAAATCACATATTAAATTTTGCGCCAGTAACAAGCCGATTAACCCACCAATCGCAATATCTGCACCCTAATTGGCAAATGATGAGATTACATGTTTTTCAAAGAGATAACTATACTTGTGTTGATTGTGGCTCAATAGATAAGACTTTACACGCTCACCACTTGAAATATATTAGAGATAAATATGTTTGGGAAGTTCCGCATTGGTATATTGTAACACTTTGTGAGGATTGTCATAGCAAAGAACATGGCAGAGATTTAAGAGCGCACTAAATAAATATTACCAACTTCATAAAATTTGAGTATGCAAATAGGAACTAAAGTAATAATAAAATGGAGTAAAAAACAGGGCGAAATAATCGAAATAACAAGTGAGCGATTAAACTCTCCTTATCCGGTTACAATATACCATGTTAAAAACGAAAACGGTGTAATAGAAAAGTGCGACCGAAAAGAAATTAGGCTGAATGATGCTGCTTAACTTTCCACCAAATTTTTTATCTTTAAACTATTAAAAACTAATTGCTAAATTTGCGGGGATGGCAGGAGGAAGACCTACAAAATTCAATCAAGAAATAGCAGATTCTATTTGCGAAACAATAGCAACAAGCTCAAAAGGGTTAAGGGCTATTTGTGAGCAACACGGAATTTCTACGCCTACTTTGCTCCTTTGGCTCAAAGAAAATGAACAGTTTTCTATACAATACGCGAGGGCAAAGGAATTTCAAGCCGATTTTATGGCAGATGATATTGTGAGTATTTCAGACGAAAGCCCAACGATTAACCCAACAACAGGCGGTGTAGATAGTGGCATGGTTGCGCATAATAGATTAAGAATTGATGCACGCAAATGGATAGCTGCTAAGTTATTGCCTAAAAAATACGGTGAAAAACTACAACAAGAAATAACGGTATCTGCCTCACCTGACATAATTATACCCGGTGAAGAAACAGACGATAATTGACTTCACTAAAAACGAAAAGAAACTTTTCTCCAAAGTATTCTATCAGATTCGGAAAGCTAAAACTGATTACGTAGTTGTAAAAGGCGGTTCAGGTTCTTCTAAATCATATAGCGTCCACCAATCGGAATTGATCAACATAATGACTTCGAAAGAGGGCGACACGCTTGTGCTTAGAAAGCATGGTGCTGATTTAAGGGAGAGTTGCTATAAACTCTTTAACGACCTTATAGACAAATACTGTTTACGCCAATACTTTAAATCGGTTTACTCGAACGACCAACGCAAAATAATCTATATGCCAACTGGTCGCGCTTTATTATTTCGTGGATTGGATGATAGCGAAAAAGTAAAGTCTATTGTGGGTATTAAGCGGGTTGTAATGGAGGAAGCGAGCGAATTTGAGTTGGAAGATTTCTTGGAGTTGACAAGACGGGCGAGAGGGTTTGATGACATACAGTTCATACTTATCCTAAACCCAATCAGCGAAAACCATTGGATAAAAACTACCCTGTGCGATGACAATGCTCCTTACCGCAAATCAACAACTGTTTTCTCATTTACATACCTTGACAATAAAGACGGTTACGGCAATTCATTCCTTACCGACAAGGATATTGAGCGGTTGCAAAACCTCAAACTGATTAACGAAAACCAATACAACATTTACGTGTTAGGGCTTTGGGGTATCGAAAACAAAGAAGGAAAATTCTGTTGGGCTTTCCATTCGGGACAAATTAAACAGACAATACACGAGCCTGAACGCATTACTTGGGCTACATTCGACTTTAACCGTAACCCTATGACTTGCACAATCGCGCAGATTATACCCGAAGAACAAACGTTACGCGCTATTGAGTGCATTAAGTTAGATAATAGTAATATTTGGGAGATGTGCGATAGGCTTGTTGTGAGTTATCCCGAAGCGTTATGGATGGTTACTGGTGACGCAACAGGGCAAAGCGGGTCGGCTATGGTGCAGGATAACATGAATTACTACAAGATAATAATTCAGAAGCTGCAAATCAATGAACAACAGGTTAAGATACCTACTAAAAACCCTCCGATTGAAGAAAACCAACTACTTGTAAACGCAGTGCATAAGAACTGGAATATTGAGATTGACCCTGACCGATGCCAACCGCTTATTTACGATTTGACTTACGTAGAAATGAATGCTTATGGCGAAATAGTAAAGGATAGAAGCAGCGCGAAGAAGTTTGCAGATTTCTTGGACGGTTGGAGGTATATTATAAATATTGGTGTTCGACCTTATTTAAATTTCATGCAATAGAAAGTTTTTGTATTTTTGGCGAAACTTTAAGCTATGGACTTATTAGCCGGATGGCGTAAACAATACTATGCTAAACACATGATTGACTTACGTGTTGAATCGCACTGTGAACAAGAAGTTAAGAAGATTATTATTAACGCGGCTGTAAATTATCCTAAATAATGGCAATAGACCTACTTGAAAACTGCTCTTTATGTTATCAGTTCGCACTTAGCGAATTTCCTACGCAAATAATTATTGATGGTAATTTAGACCCGACTAAGGAATATTATTTTAAGGTAACTGATAAGTTTAATAACAGCTATGTAACCGTTCCACTTACTCCCGATGTTGACGGTATTGTTACGATTCAAGTGTTGACAGATGGATATTTAGTGAGTTCATTTGTAAATGAGCCGTCCGCAGCATGGTTTAATAAGAACGCGGGAATATTTACGATTGAAGCAAGTTTAGAAACTCCGCTTTGGTCGCCTGAAACATTTACTTTTCAAGGTTTGCCTTATGAGTGTATCGCGGTTCAGTTTTTTAATGATGATAGTGATAAAAATACGATTGAATAATGTTAGACCTACTCCTATTCTCTTTTTGTTGTTCACTTGCTTGCACGGCTATTCATGTAGCGGTTACTTGGGAGGGGATGGTGTTGAATTGGACTGTTCCGCATTTGGATTATTTCTTTAGATGGTTAAGAAAGCCTATTTACGAATGCCTTATCTGCATGTCCTCTTTTTGGACTGTGTTTTTTTGGTGTTGCTATATAAAGCCGATTGGCTTTGAAATGTTATTCGCGGTGCTGGTTACTTGTGGGTTTAATGTGATTATCCGGTGCATTATTAACGCAACAACAGAGGACGATGGGTGCTAGGGATTACGAAACTGAAATAGACTTCTCTGTATGGAGATTTACTGGCAAGTGCGGAACGTGTAGCGGAATTACTAAATATAAATACGCGCACCTGACTAAGCCTAATGTGGAGTTACAGGTAGTGCCAAGTAATAAGCCGAATAGTAATAGGTTTCAAGTAGTAGAAAGGATTAATAATAGAAAGGCGGTTATTTTAACTGGAAAGATTAGTGATATGAAAACTTTATTAGCGTCTATATGAAATTCATAGAAAAACTCAAAACAATACTTAAACAGGAAACTAAGTTCCCGACTTCCACAAAGCACATTACAAAGTTTGCTTTCGAGATTGGCGGGGTAAAGTATTATGAGTTTGATACTATCGCTAATTTGCCATACAAACGCGCAATGAAGTTCTTCTCGGTTTATGACGAACTAAGTATGAAGTGTGATGCTTTCTACTTAAACGCGCACGTTAAAGCTGTTAAATCAATACTGACAGGAGGAAAGAAGGTAGGATTAGAAGAAATGAGCAAACTGTTATCGCTTAACGCACAATTAGAAGAACGATTAACATGGGTGCATAGTGAGGACTTGGTTTATAAACTTGCATCGGTTGTATTCTTTGACGCAAACGAAAGTCCAGATGATTGGGAATGGCAATACGCATTAAAGAAAATAGAATACTGGAAACAAAACGAATCGGCAGCATCTTTTTTTTTGCACGAGCCAATAGTGAGGTTATTGCCTTATTTAAAAGATTCTCAATTGACTTCCCCGAATTATTCGGACACTCAAAAGAAGATAGACAAAGCACAGTTGGAAAAACTCTTGCAAGTGTTGTCGGGAGTTCAGAAGATAAGTTTACCGAATTATACAGAACGGTTGTTCTCGGAGGAGATGAAACAAAGTTCGCCCAAGTAGACGATACAATTTATGAGTTTTTTACTAAGCTAAGTAAAGGACTAAAACGGAACACAAAAACGCCTCAAATGAAAGCAGGTGGCAGACCAAAATAATGTCGTAATCAACTTCATCGGCAATACCGATAGTTTACAGGCAAGTTTAGCGGACGTAGGCAAAGAAGCCGTTGCAGTTGGCAAGGTTTCACAAGCCGCGTTTAATGATTTCAACAAAGCTAATCAACAAGCAGACGCGGGGATTCAAAAAACAACTGGCGACTTGCAGAATCTGAACAAGGTTGTTTCGAGTGGCGCAGTCAAAGAATACTCAAAAGACCTACAAGGAGCAGTAGAAAAGCTATACGACCAAGGCAAGATAATGGAAGCCCTTATTTTGAAGTATGGTAGTGCGTCTAAGGCATTGAAAGAAATGCAAAAGGAGCTGAATACAATGGCTGCTTTAGGTCAACGTAATACATCCGCGTTTAAAGAGCTAACAAAAGTAACAGCAGAACTACAAGATACGATTGGCGATACACGGGGCGAGATTAAGAAACTGGCATCCGACACTAAGGTTTTTGATTCATTGGTGCAAAGTGCGCGTGGTGTTGCTGCTGCTTTTAGTGTTGGGACGGGAGCATTAGCCGCGTTTGGTAGCGAGAATGAGGATGTTCAAAAGACTTTACTTAAAGTGCAGGGGGCAATGGCGGCTTTACAAGGGGTTCAGGAGTTAGCCAATATAGCTACTGAAAAGGGGGGTATTGTAACTCAGGCATACGGATCAGCATTAACAGCAGTTGAGTTTATCCAAAAGAGATTTGCGATTAGTTCTGCGGCTGCGTGGGCTGCGGCTACCGGTGGCGTAACATTGTTGTTTGCGGCAGTAGGCGCTTTAATCTATTGGCTATCGAACGCCTCCGATGCACAGGAGAAGCTAAATGAGGACTTAAAAGAATACGATAAGTTAAGCGAAGAAATCAACGAAAAGCAACGCGAGAATAGAAAATCAGAAGTTGAAAACTATTACCGTCAAAAAATACTAAACTCAAAAACGGAACGCGAGGCGATACTTCTTGAGATTGAAATGGAGGAGAAGTTAGGGGAGGCGATTAAGCAGAAAATAAACTTCCAAAAACAGGCAACAGAAGCAGCTTTGGCGGGAGGTGGCGCGAATAACCCTTACTACGTTGAACTTAAAAATGCTTTAGATAAGTCGCTAAAAGAGGAGTTAGATTACGAGGAAAAGGTAAAGGCATTACGCGATAAGTTAGCCAAAGAAGATTCAGACAGAGAAAAGAAATCGCTGGATAATTACCTAAAGAACCTACGCGAACGCCAAAAAGCTGACGAGGCTTATATCCTTAGCCTACTTAATGCCTACGATGAAGCAGACGAAAAGCTACGTGCTGCTTTAAAAAACGCTGGCGACAATACCGAATTATCCAAAGAGCAACGTATTCAGTATTACTTCTTAGCCGGTATGGATAAGGACGAGATAGCGCAGCGGTTAAGTTCTATTCTTTCCCAAGCAGACAAGGATGCCGCAGATGTTTTAAATTCTCGCATAAAAGATACGCAATACAACCGCGCATACTTTCAGCAGATTTGGGAGGATGACAATAAGAAGAAAGCGCAGGAACAATTAGCACTTGATAAAGCCATTAGTAGCGCGTCAATTCAAATAGCTCAACAAACCGCCGATGCTATTTTTGAAATAGAGAGAAACGAAAGACAATCGGAGGTTGATGCTCAAATAAAGAAACTTGACGAAAAGAAAGAAAAAGAGTTATCAGATAAAAATCTGACAGAAGCGCAAAAGAATCAAATCAGTTTGCGATATGCTAAAGAAGAAGCACGAATAAAAACTATTGCATGGGAGGCAGATAAGCAAGCTAAAATACAGCAAGCTACTATAAACGGAGCTTTAGCGGTTACGCGTGTATTTGCAGATAGCCCACCGGTTACACCTGCCCAAATTGCATTAGACGCAGTTGCGGTTGCTTTAATTGCCGCTACTACTGCCGTTCAAATCGGAGTAATACAAGCTACAAAACCACCAGCATTCGCAAAGGGAACTGAATACGTAGGGCTGAATGGCGCACCACGTGGAACAGATACGATTCATGCGATGCTTAATGAGGGGGAGCGTGTTGTTCCTACTCATATTAACCGAAAGCTAAAAGGGATTTCTAATGATGATTTACCTAAGTTAATGGAGGCATACTACGCACCGATGCCACATGCACCGGAGCTAAGCGGGATGAATATTGTAGTGGCACAAGAACCTATTGATTATAAGAAATTGGCGAGAGCCTTTGCTGATGAATTAAGGGCAAGCCCTCAAACGCATTTGCATTTTGATAGAAACGGGTTCGCGCTAAATCTTATTGAAAAAGGAAAGAATGTTCAAATTCTAAATAGCAGATATGATGGATAATTTAGTAGCACATATAAATATTCCCATTGTAGGATATGGTTTGAGTTTGGGATATTCTATCAAACTCATTACTGCCCTGTTTGTATGTCTTGCCATCACCGCATGTAAATTCTTTTTTGCACGATTGAGCAAACAAGCAAATGGCGACAGATGCAATCAATATCTTTTTCATAGTAACAAATTTACGGTAAAAAAATCCATTTCTCCAAATGCAGCTTAGATTTACCATAATAGACTCTAACGGAGGCGAAACGGAAATTCAAGAGCCGGTTGGATGGGATGCTATTACGTTACGCATGAAACGCGACAAAACATGGCACGGGTTCTTTGACTTTGTAGATGATTCGATGGATTCGTTGCAGTTTGTGGGTGATGGGTTTGCGGTGCTTAAAACGGAGTATGAAGATAAAGGAGCACATGCGAATGTTCAATTAAGAGTTGAATTTCAATGCGCAGATGGTGATGCTTACGACTTACTATATTTGGGAAGATTTGTCTTTTCAAGTTATAAAGAAATATGCGGGGATGAATGTATTTCCACATGCGGGGTTGAGGCATTGGATTTTCTAATGATATTCCGTAACCGATACGACCAACAGGTAAACTTAGATTCATTGCGCCCATTTGATGGATGCGAGGGAATTGATATTAAAGATGTGGTTTGCGATTTTGAAGCAGCAACAAAAGAAATAACTGTTTACGGTCAAATATTCTTAGTTGATATAGTAGGGCAGTTTTTGTATGTATCGGGGACGGCTTCAAATGACGGCACATACACAATAGTTTCTATTTCTATTGTTGGCAGCGATACTGTAATTGTTGTTAGTGAATCTTTGGTAGACGAAACTGGCGTAACATGCGATTTGTCTACCGGATGCTTAGTACCTTATGACGGTATTAACAAGCAGATAATTCTACCATCTCAACCAATTAGGCTTATCAGCGAATGGAAATTGCTTGATGATACTCGGTATGAAATGGATTTGTTGCTGCCATACGCGCCACCACCACCATTACCATTAGAAACTCCAGCATTTTCTCCTGCTATTGGTGCGACAGCTTCTGATATAGACCAAACTTCGGGCGGTTCTTCTTTGGCAAATCATAATCCATTAACAGAATCAAATCCACCCGATGCTTGGGTGTCATTTCAAGGGACTTCTTTAAAATGTGGGGGCGGTGCGCAATTGAATATAAATATTCATGCCTCGCTAATAGACCACGATGGCTGCCCTATGCCATTCCCCGATACGGTAGAATGGAAATTGGTAATAGTAAAAGCCCCTGCGTTTAATCCTATATGGGGACTATTTGCGGCAAGTGAAACAGCGGGACCAAATAGATGGGAATATTCAACGACTACCGATTCTCTTGTTGTGGTAGACACGATAAATTTTGCAAGTTTTGGTGATGGCGATATTCTTTGGATTTATTTTCAGTTTGACATTGTAAACTACCTGCCAAACACAGGAACATACGAAAACTGCTTTCCCGATTTATTTCTTCTAAAGGATGATTTTTTTAGAATGACCTATGATAGTGTATGCTCTGATACAAATACCAGAGTTTATGAAATAAACGAAGTTATGAGCCGGTGCGTTGAGGCTTACACCAATGATGAGATGCGAGTATTTTCTAATTACTTTGGCAGAACAGACGCGCAACCATACCCAAGCGATGTAGACGGATGCGGAGGACTTAGAAGTATAGCAAACGGATTGAAAATAAGAAATGCAAACTCCCCCGATGGAGTTAGTCAGCCACTAATGACAGTAAGCATGAAAGACACTTTCGATGCGCTGAATGCTACCGATAATATTGGCATGGGCTTAGAGGACGACCCGAATCGCCCCGACCATAAACTAATCAGAGTTGAGCCGATAGATTACTTCTTTAATGATACTGTTTTAATGACTTGCGACAGTATTCGTAAAGTAGAAAAGGATGTTGATGCATCAATGATTTTTTCGCGTTACAAAGGAGGCTATCAAAAGTTTGAAACGTGGAACTCTAACGGGCTTTATGACTTATTCGCCAATAGAGAATATAGAACTCAACTATCGGAACTTAAAAACGAATTAGATAGAACTTGCGCGTGGATTGCCAGTAATTACGCAATAGAAATTACACGTAGACTTTACGGAACAACTACAAGCGACTGGAGATACGACCAGGATATTTTCTTCGTTTGTTTTCAAAGAAAAGCAACCGCAGACACAGCAATTTTCATTCATAACGTTTCTTCCGATATTATATATTTAGTGCCGCCTTATAATGTTGACGTTACGCAGTTTAACGCGGGGGATTCAATTGTAATTACCGGTTCTTCGCTAAACGATGGAACATATACGGTTGTTTCTGCTGCTTTGCAAGGTGGAAACATTGCCGTTACTGTTGCCGAAACCGTTATTACTGAATCTACCGTAACCATTGAAATAGTAAACAACACAACGCCTTTTGTAATAGTTGAGCAGGGTGTAGATAATCCAACTAATATTTTATTTCCAGATACTGTATTGAATTACCGATTAGCACCTTCACGTAATGCGATGCGATGGTTAAAATCAATACTGCAAAGCTATCGACAATTCGCATCGGGTAAAATGATATTTACGGCTGGCGGTGGAAACATTTTAGCAAGTGGTGAAGTGCTGAATGATGATGGTTGCCGTTTAGAAAACCAACTAATACAGGAAAAGCAGGATATAGATTTATCTTTGTTTAACGACCCTGACAATAACGTGCCGCTATTCTACCCCGAATTAGTAAAGTTTGAATATCCTATGAGTTACGCTCAATATTTAACTGTAAAAAATAACCCATACGGAATTATTGAATACCAATGTGGAAGCGGTGATATGCAACAAGGATGGATTGAAGACATGCAGTATTCGCCTTACGAGGGGATGGTAAATTTTGTTTTAAGACCTAAAATTCAAATATAATGGCAGTAACTTATAGCACACCAATATTTTCATTTATACAACTCACAGAAACCGAGCCTGAATGTTCATGGTTAGAGCGTCCATGTTTGCCTGTTAAAGAATTAAGCGATTTGCAATTCCAAGTATTCGCAGAAGTAGACGGTGAAGATATGGCAAACTTTTTAGCGCAACAAGTTAGTGCGTCTGTTGTTACTGATTGCGATGAAACCGAGTTGTTGTTTAGAAACTTTATAGGAACATGGGAGCTTATAGAGGCGGGATATTATGGCAACCCTGATAGATACGTTGGATATTTTTCGTTTAATATAGCAGACGGTTTTAATCTTTACCCTGTCGGAACTTGTTTTAATTTAAAACTATACAAAGAAGCGGACGGCACTCCATTATATTGTTTAGCCACATGTTTTAAGAAGATAAATGATGAGTGCTTTACATCTATTTTAGCTTATAGAAATATGTCTAATGCTTTCGGGTTTGATTATTCAACTAACGCATACAACCGTGTTAGATTAAACTTCTATCTACACTCCGCAACCGATACAGAAGAAAGTAAAAACTATGCGAAAAGCGATGGCTCAACCGTTCAACTTTCTTACCGACTTTGGAAAGACTATAAGGTTAAAATTGATTACATGCTCGAAAACTGGATAGAAAGATTTGCAGTTGCAACAGCACATGACGATTTAAGAGTTACATGTGATTATGCTGGAGTTTCGCAAGAGCCTTTTGTAAGAACGGAAAAGGTTGATGTGAAATGGGATGAAGAAGCCACTCCACAATTCAACATGGCGCAATCATTTACAGTTTTAAGATTATCTTCGCCACGCGCAAACGTTAGTTCAAATTGCGGATAATATGAGCAAAGGAATAGTTTTATTAGCATTAGGCAACCCGCAATACGGTAGAATGGCGGCTAATCTAATTGCCTCCATACGTAGCACCGATAAAGAAGTCGGAATACATTTAGTTTATTCAGGTAATTCATTGAGCCATGTTAGCGAACAACATAAAGCATTAACTACTTCTATACAAGAATGTCCTGTTGAATATTACACTAAAAACGGGAAAGAAGTTTACTTAAAAGCAAAGACGTTTTTATACGACCTATCTCCGTTCGATGAAACTATTTTTATTGATGTTGATTTAGTTTGGTTTGGGAATAAGAATAAGTTTTCAAAGATGTTTGAAGCATTATCTTCTGTTGATTTTACTATGCAGAATCGAGGATATTTCGATTTAGGTAAATCAGAAATAAACGAACACTATTCAATGTGGTGTAACATCAAAGAAGTAAAAGAAGTTTACAAAACAACAGGTAGGTTCTATCAATTAGCTTCTGAATTTATTTACTTCAAACGTAGTGATTCAAACAAGGCTTATTTTGAATTGGTAAAAGAGATTTTTGATAATCCGAAAGTTTCTACCGTAATTTACTCTAAAGGTAAAAAGATTGCTGATTCATTTGCGGGAGATGTACCCGATGAATTGGCTTTTGATATTGCCTCATGTGTGTTGAAAAAATACCCGCATAAAGATAACTTTGTTCCTATTTATTGGTTTGCAACAGAGCCTAAAATGGATATGAATAGCATACTGAATAAATACTTTGGGTTCTCAATAGGTGGAAGTGCAATCCCTTTAGCATCGTTAAATCTATATACAGATTTATCGAAACACTACGCAAAAGGGTTAAATGTGCTTCATTACGCAGTTACAAACAAGCGAAACTTTCTACCCGAAAGAAAGTTAATTTAAGTTTTCTACAATGGACATTACACCTGATTTGCTAAAAAAGTATTTTACAGGCAAAAAAAAGCGATTAAGCTATTCCGATTCTGTTACAGCCTATGAATTTCTAAGATTCCACTTTGACGGAGTTGAAAGGCGACCAATAAGCGGATATGATAGCACAGCAGGAACAACGATAAATAGATATGATTATGCTGACTATGCTATGCAATTAGTATTGGCAACGCTTATCCATAATCGCAGACCGAGCGAAACGGAAGAAATATGGACGTATCGTAAAGAAATATTTGAGTGCATTACAAAAGAATGCACCTCCGCAGTTTTACGTTCGCTAACTAAAATATTCCGTTCCGATGAATGGGATATTCGCTATCCCGATACGCCACTACCTGCAAATGTTACGGAGGAAGAATCTTTAGAAGAATACTGCGAAGAATATTTCCCGATGCAATACGATAGTATAACTAATTGGGCGCGTTCTATTCTGCTTAAACAAATGTTGATTGACCCTAATGCGGTTTGTTTAGTTGCTCCGTTAACCCCAAATGTAAAGGCAAATGAATATCTAAAACCGTTTCCTATTATATTCAATTCAAATCAGGTTTATGAATACATACCAGATGAATTAGCAGTTTTACTTTCAGTTGAAAGAACGGATGATAACGGAAACATATTTTTAGTTGTTACACCTACTCACATTGAAAAATATGAGCAAGGTAAAAATGCAAGCGATTATATTATTACAGATTCTTATGCTCACGGTTTAGGTGAGTTGCCTGTGTTTAGATTGCCAGGTGTTTTCCGTAAAGCATACGCAAAAGATACTTTAAACGAAAGCCATTTATCCGCCATTGTTCCAAGATTAAACGAAGCTACCCGCGAGTATAGCGATATGCAGGCGGAGGTTGTTATGCACGTATTCAGCGAAACGGTGGAGTATGCCTCTCAAAAGTGCGAAGAATGTTTCAACCCAACTTTAGGACTTTCAACGGGGACTAAGGGAACAGGGAAGAAAATAGTAACATGTCAAAAGTGTAACGGAACAGGGCTAATGGGTGCAGCTCCATATAAGAAAACCGTTTTAGCTATTCCTAAATTAGACCAAAAAGAAATCCCCGCACCTGGCAAATGGTTTATTGAAAAAAACACTGACATCGTAAAGATTCAGGACGAAAGAATTGATGGTCATATTTACAAAGCATTGGCGGCTATTAACATGCAGTTTTTAGCAGATACACCACTTAATCAATCGGGGACTGCTAAAGAGGTAGATAAGGACGAATTAAACAACTTTATTTACGCTATTGCAAGCGATGTAATAAAGGCAATGAACCGCGTTTACTACTTTGTGAACGAATACCGTTATCGAATAGCTATTCCGTCTAAATCGAAGCGTAAAGAGCAATTACCGTCTATTCCTATACCTACTCGATATGATTTACTTGGCGGTTCTTATATTTTGGAAGAAATTAAGAGTGCAAAGGGTGACGCTAAACTAAATTCTATCAGCGTTCAGGCTATGGAATTAGAGTATATAAATAAACAGGACGGAGTTAGCTATACAAAAGCACATGACACGCTTAGTTTAATATTTGACCTTGACCCGTTCCCTGATGCAAACGATGACGAAAAATTAGCGCGTAAACAAGCGCAAGGTATAACCGATTTAGATTATACTATTTCTTGCAACATAAATCAGTTTATAAAACGTGCTATGTATGAGAATGAGGACTTTTGCGATTGGGATAGAAGCGAACAAGTAGCATTGATGGAAACTTACGGAAATGAAAAGCTAAAAGTTACTACTGAAAAAATGAAAGACCAAGCTAAATCATCGCTAAAAGTAAAAGATGTTGTAACTGATGGGGCATAATGGGAACTATGGCGTGGGAATGGGTAAATGTTCGCGGATATTCATGCTTTCATAAATACGGAATGATACACCATACTGTTTTAATTAACTATCAGAGAGAAATGTTTTTCAGTTTGAACTAATGCCCGAAAAAACTATACTAACTCTTATTGATACGCTCGAAAAGTCTGTTGCTGATTTCGATAAATCTATTCCCGCAATTCAAAAAGAAATAGCAAAAGAAATAGAGTTATTTGTAAAGGAATTAGATACAACAGGCGACACTATTAAAAGCAACGTAAAGAACATGCGTAAAATCGCGGCTTTTAAGAGTAAGATAATGCTGATTATTGAAAGGTCAGATTATCCCGAACAAGTAAAGGACTTTCTGAAAACGTTTGATAAGGTTGCGAGTATTCAGAATACTTACTTTACAGGACTATCCGATAAATTTAAGCCAACATTGCTACTCGATGAAATAAAAATACAGAGTATAAATTCTACAATAGAATCATTGACAGAATCTGGACTGAATTATAATTTGGTTGAACCGATTAGCGATATACTTTTAAAGAACATTACAACAGGCGGTAGTTATTCGGAACTAAATAAACAGTTACGAGATTACATAACTACCACACCTGAAGCGGACGGTGCTTTACAGAAATATACTAAGCAGATTACAACAGATTCTATTAACCAATTTTCGCGTCAATATACTGATACCGTTGCAAATGATTTAGGCTTAGATTGGTTTATGTATGATGGTTCACTATTAAAAACTTCGCGTCCTTTCTGTGAGGCTTGTGTAAAAAAGAAGTATATCCATCGTTCTGAATTTCCTGCTTTATTAAAAGGAAACTTCCCCGAATTTAAAGAAGCAGGAGGTGTTATTTACGATAAAACAGGATTGCCAAGCGGAATGATTGCGGGAACTAATACAAGTAATTTTATAGTTTATGCAGGTGGGTATAATTGCGGGCATTCTGTTATCCCTGTAAATGATTTAGTTGTTCCGAAAACCATTAGAGATAAGTTTGATTAGTGCTGAATTTATTTGCTCCAAATTATCCAACGGGTTTAAATCATATTCAAATGGTTTTATTTCACACTTTTTTATTAGTTGTAAAAGTTGTGATTCAGTTTGGTAGAAGTGAACAAAATTACGGTAAACAGGTGAGTAAGGTATTTCACTAATTACATGGCATCCGAATGATAACGCTTCATTTATTCGGAATAACTCTAATGGCGAATTGTTATAGTAGTGAATATTTACAACCGTTTTTGTTCTGCTCAAAATATCCCACATTTCGCTACCCATTGTAGCGGTAACAATTTTAATAGGCATCTTTCTTTCAATAGCGCGTAACGCACTAAATCTCCTTTGGCTACCTTTTATCCAACCGTAAAATAATAGTGGTATATCCTTTTCTAATGTTGGTTGCGGTTCGATACCAGGCGGAACGATTAAAATGTTTCTATTGTAAGCACGGTATTTATTCACGTTACTTTCGGAGTAATCCCACACAGCCAACGCGCCTTTTATTATGTTGAAATACTTTGGCGTAAACCAATGCGAAGTAGATATTTCAGTTTGGTAAACAATATAATTCTTTGGTATTTTTAGATTATCAGCAGCGGCATTATAGATAATGTAAATAAATTCGTCATCTAAAATCTCATTGCAAATACTTGCATCATGTCCGAGTTTATTCAACTGCTTAACTAAGTGTTGAGCCGCGAATAATGTGTGAGGTATGGTGAAGATTTTAAAGGTCATTTAAATACAACTTTTAACATTAAAAATTGACAAGTTTTAAGGGTTTTTGTTGTATTAAATTTTAAACCCTTTAGTATGTCTATTCCATCCTATGTGCCTAATACTACTATCTACCAACGCAACCGCCTTATATCCCATCTTTTCAACGTGTGCATTGCAAATAATTTCATCTCCATATTCCTTTAATCCATTCGGGAAAAACTTTTTTATATCGCTCATTCTGCGTAAAGCAGGGTTTAATGAGAATCCATGCCACGCGTCTTGATAACCTTTTAAAACAGGTTGAACTCTTATTCCACTTACTAATTCAATCGCGCCTAATGGGTGATTGTGGCAACCGTTCTTTCTTATCCAAACTTGGTGTATGTCGGTATTCTCTTTGTAAATACGTAACGACATTTCGATAAATTTAGGATTGGCATAAAATAACCAGTCATCTTCACACGTGAACACGTATTCAGTTTTAACCTTATCAAATAGCGTATCTAAGTGGGTAGAATAGCCTAATCTTTCCATTTGCGTATACACCTCACATAAATTTCCGTAACGCTTTTTAATAGCCTCAAAACACTTTGGGCTTGTGCTGTCGTCTGAAATAATATAACGCGCAATAGGATATTTATTCAACTTTAAAAAGCTATCCATTGTCCGCTGTAATAAGTCGAAACGGTTTGATGAAGTAAGTATGAATGTTATTTGTTCGATCATTTGCGTTCAAATATCAAAAGCGTTCTTTGAAACCAACTCGTGTTATCCTCAATAGTCAATCTCGTTCTTAGTGTTAAATCTTTTTTGTATATAAATCCGCGACTTTCAACATCCGAAATAACTTCTTTCAAATCTCTGCAATTTATATGACCGATACCCGGTTGCCCTATTTCAGCCCAACTCATAACTAAATGTTTATCGCAGTTTTCGGTTAGTGTCCGCATAAACGTTTCCTGTGCTGATTTAGGCAAGTGTTCTCCGACTTCGAGAGATATTACAGAACCTTTAGGAACAAACTGTTTTATCGGTTGCGTAAGGTCGTGGATAAATACGTTTGAACATTTAAAGTTATCTAACTTAAAGCCCTCTATTCCTGTTGCCTTAAATCCTTTCTTCTCTAACTCCCCCAAATAATACCCATTTCCGCAACCGAAGTCATAAACAGGTTTATCACTTGGCAAATAGTTGATTAAAAACTTTGCAAGATTCGCGCTTGATTGGTGAGTAGCATCTGCTACATCTTGTTCCCATATTCCGTTTTCTTTTACTGGCATATTTATTTTATTGATTTAGCTTGTTTTCTTGCATCCGCAAATTCATTCCTTATCTGCTCTTCGCTATACAGATAATGTCCGCCATAACCTTTCTCTAAATTCTTTTCACTTAACCTACTTGCAAAAACTTTGTGACGTGCAACCATATAGTCAGGGTTAATATATTTGTAGTGACGGCAAAGATAAGAATGGTAACTCCTAAAAACTTTACCTACTGGATTAGCATTGTGCGCACCTGCCCCATAGTTTATTTCATTAATAAATTTCCTGTTGAATAGATAAATCTTATCGTATGAAGTTGCGCGTACGCCATGATTTATAGAATTAAAATTCATATCATCATTCATATTCACCATGTTATACCCGTCTGCTTTTACTATTGTTGCTCCATAGTTTTGCAGCATCTTTAATTCAAGTCTATCAATATCCAAAAACTCATCGCAATCAGCAACCAATACCCAATCAGTAGGCGCGTCCCTCCAACAGTTGTTTTTTATTTCTAAATAGGTTAAGTCATCTAATTTACCGCCTGTTGTATACGTCTTAACTGTGCAATAATGTTCATGTGCAATTTCAACAGTTCTATCGGTGCTTTCATTATCGTAAACAACTATATTACAGTCAGGAAACATTAAACGATAATGTCTAATGAAGTGAGGCAACATAAATTCCTCGTTGTAGCAAATCGTATAAACAGTTATCATATCAATTGAACCGTTTTTATTTGTAAATTATTTATATACTGCATTGTCATTCTCTCTAACACGAACGGAATGTAATTGTAAAAGTCTAATCCTGTTGATTCCTTTAGTTTCTTTAATTCAAGTCCTGCGCTGTAATTGGCTGGTTGGTTTGCGATGTGCCATAACTTACCCTCCAGTAACTCTAAACACGGCTTAATTACCATGTTCATATACTGCTTATACAAGCCTACTCGCATAATAAACTGATTAGCGTAAATGATTTGCGAAGGGTTGTTGTTATACTCTATTAAAACATGTTCGCAACATTCCTTAATCAAATCGCGCAATGCTTCACCGTGACCTTTAGCCGACCAGTCCATAAAGCAACCACAGCCGCCAATATTGTTTCCTAAGTTTGGTGAAAGGTTATAACAATCAACTTCTATTGCACTTAGAAAAAGCGCGTTTAATTGTGGCTTGTTTATTCTTGTTTTATCTCTAAACTTCCAACTAAATATGCCTAAGTAATCACTATCGTTTAGTTCACCAATATGGTTATCTACAATGTCAATCATCGGGTTATACTCAAACCGCCATAGCCTTTCAGTAGCCGTGTTTTTATACTCGGTAAATTCGGTTTTCTTATCACCGTATGTTATGCCGTATATTTTAAGCATCTGGTATTAGGTATTTTTCTTTTAGTTGTTCAGATTTATCAATAAGCGATTTAGTCATTCTTAGTGGTTCTTCATAGTCAGCTTCTTCTATCAATCTAATCAACTCTTTCAAGTCCTCGTATAAATCTTTTTCCTGTTGTGTGGTAAAGTGGGGCATTGCATTAGTCGGATTTACAGTTATAAATTGTAAGCATTATTAAACATAAGCATGTTATTGAATCTGGCTGCTTGCCTAAGAAATGAAAATCATATACAACAAATCCACTTCCTACTACACAAGCTAGGGCAGTAATTACTTTGAAAATCTTTTCTATTAACTTCATATCGTTTTTATTTTTTTTAAAATTTACCACTTACGGTGGTTAATCGGCTACTACTAAACATTGCCCATTATTGTTTACGCTGCCGGGCATTTACCTATCAATGTGCCTGATGGAGGGAGCTAAAGAGCTTTTTCAAGTTTACCACCATTAATAGTTTCATGTATTAGTTTTTCATGTGTAACGGGCATGTTTTAAACGACAGCCACCCAAATGTTTTTACGAACAATTATTTTGAATCAGTTTATAAATAGCTTCTTGATGAGATACTGACGCGCGTTTCTTGTTTTTCTCCATTATCTTGCGCTTAGTTTCACAAACTTTCTCCCAAACCTTATCGGGAACGTCCTTTAGAATGATGTCTTTTGGTTTATCTGCCATGTATATAAAGTTTAGGCAAATATATTACAATATATTTAACCACCTATTTTTTCGACTTTTTAATTATATTTTTGTTGCGAAATAAAATTTCAAACATGCCAGTTAAAATCGGAACACTACTGAAAAATTTAGGAAACAAAGTAAAGTTAGACCTAACAGATTCAAAATATATTGACCTGTTAAGTTCAAACTTAGAAATTCCAGATGACGTAGCTTCTGCATTAGAAAATGGCTTGTTAGATTTAGATACCGCAAAGAATCACGGGGAATTAGATAAACACTTTCGTGCTAAAGCGTTGAACGGTGTAGATGCTAAGATTAAAGAATTGGCAGAGGAAGGAGATTTATCACCCGAAGCTATCACAGAAATTCTTGGTGAAAAGAACTCTTACGCAAAAATAACTTTGCTTAAAGGTAAATTGAAAGAAGCATTAGAGGCTAAACACGCTGGTAGTGGAGATACTAAAGCAATCAAAGCAGAAGTAGCAAAACTTAATAACGATATTTTAGCCTTGAAATCTTCTAAAGATTCTGAAATTTCAAAAATTAAATCAGAATCAGAACAAGCGATATTAGACTACGCGGTTGAATCACATCTTGCTTCATTGCCTTATGCAAACTCGGATATTTCTACCGATATAAATGTAATGACCGCAAAGAACATCGTAAACAAAGCATTAGCAGAAAATAAGGCTAAACTTGTTCGAGTTGACGGGAAGTTAAAATTAGTAAATAGTGAGGCTCCCGATTTAGATTACCTCAAAGACAATAAAGCAGTTTCATTCTCCGACTTTTCAACTTCTACGTTGGCAAGTAATAAGTTACTTAAAGTTTCTGACGCAAACGCTTCACAAGGCGCACCGCGTAACACTCCAAAGAATAACCAAGACGGAAATCAACCTGACACTTCAAACTTAGTAAGCGCAATTGATAAACAATTGGCTGAAATGGGAGCGGGTTATTAGTAGTTGTTTTCTGTATTCGCCTTAAAAGGCTAAAAATTCTAAATCAATGTCAGCACCAAATTTAGCGGCTAACTACGCCCCTTTTCTATTACAGCATTTAAAACAACTTATCGGAAATAATGCACCCGAAACAAAAATATCTCCAACAGGTTTTTTAAAACTTGCTCTTGAAAACACACCAAGACTGCAAGTAAAACCATCTGAAGTTCTTCGACTTAACGAAGCAGACGGTCACATTAAACAAATCAGGCTTTCTTACTTAAAGCGTATTACGCCAAGTATGATAAGCGAAACAGATGATTGCGAAAATGATTACATCCCTGCTTACAGCGATATGATTTTGGAAGCCCCTCACTTCGCAAAATATTCTTTATATATTCCTGATTCATTGATTGCAAACTACATGTCAGAAGCAAGTAGAACAGTAGCATTGGGTCAACCTGCATCTCCATTGATGCAAGAACACTTAACAACTTTGATGACCGTAGTAAACGGTATGGTTGGTAAAATTGATACAGACCTTTTAGGGGATGTAACTTGGGGTGTAAATCAGGTAAGCGGTTCAAACGCGGCAACAACTATCAACATCAATAAGAATGCAACTGTGTTCGATTTGGAAAGTGGTTTTGCTAAACTTTTGAGCGATGCGGCAGAAAACGAAATTTCAGGTGACTTGCTTATGACTGGGTCAGGGTTGTTTAACAACTTCATGTTACAAAAACCTTTCAGCGCACCTAACTTATCTGGAACTAACAACAACCTTGCTACTGGCTACAAATGGTATTTCGATGTTTATGCTAAAGCAGCGACAACTTTCGGAACTAACCAAGTAGGGGTATTTGCACCCGGCACAATCGGATTTGTAGACTTACAAAAATATATCGGTTTCCGTAGCGGTTTCAAAGGAACGTCTTTCTTCTTCCAAATTCCGCTTCCTGTTAACGCGGCTCAAAGCGATGGAGCAACTCAAATGATGACCTTTGACGCTCAATTGAAATATATTGATTGTCCTACACAGGTTTATAACGGTTACGAATACATAACAGCAAATCGCGGATGGCAGTTGATTATCTCTAAAAACTACGGCTTGTTCCAACAACCTACTGACGGTTACAATACAGGCGATAGATTAGAAGGTAACAACGGTGCATTGCGTTATGAGTTCACTAACGATTGCGAAAACTGCGCGTAAAAAATAAAGAGTATAAGCCCCGTAAGGCTTAAATGCTCCTTTAAAAATGGAATGCTTAAAAGATTACATAGGCTTAAAATGGAAGAACGCGCCCGTTCCTGATAGTGGTGTTTATATAAACCAACTCGCAGGAATATCGCTAAAGTCCATTGACAATCTTGCAAACGCAGAGCAGATAGATTTTTTAGGAGTATGGGATGATATACAAACTCGTTCTTTGAAAAGATTACAGACGCATGTAATCAACTATTTCGCTAAACGCTATCAGCTAAAGCCGATAAATGAAAGTTTAGCCTTACCAACTTACTACATAGACGGAGCGCAAAACACGCCACCGTCAGTAAGCTATCGAGGATTTACTTTTGATTTAGGATGGCAACCGTCACCACTTGCAGCTATTCACATAGAAACATTAAGACTTTATGTAAACTCTGATATAAGCGGGCTTGAAATAAAGATTTTCGAGATGTTCGATTCGCAGATTGGCAATGTGATTGACACGATTACTGTTGATGTTGTTGCTGGTTGGAATGATATTAAAGTTCAAAAGGACTACCCATATCAAAAAATACTTGTTGGATATGATGCTACAAGTATTGATTCGGTTTGGATGCCTCTAAACAATTTATTAAACGCGGCTCAATGGTGGTGGACTTATGGTTGGGGTTACGGTTATCCGCAAAGCCCTTATCAGGCTATTTTAAGAGGCGGCAACTATACCGTTGGGCAACCTACTGTGAATCAGATAAACAACCTATACGGGCTTAGTGGAAATATTAGTGTTGTATGTTCTTATGATAATCTGCTTTGCGCTAACAAGAAAGTATTCACAAATGTTTTGTGGTATTTGTTAGGGGTTGAGTTGATGCTTGAAAGGATATTTTCTGACAGGCTTAACAGATACACAACTATTGACGCGAAGAAAGCTAAAGAGCAGCACGATTATTACGAAAGTGTTTTTCGCGAAGAAATGCAAGCCACGTTTGACGGTATTGAATTAACTACTTGGGACGGATGCCTTATTTGTTCAGCACCAGTTAGATTAGAACACGCTTTACCATGACAACAGTAACGGTAGACTTTAGCGGGATAACAGCGGAGGCTAACATCATTAAATCGCTTACTCAAAAGGGCGAGTTATACGATACTACTTTGCGAAACGTGGCAACTTCAATGTTAGGCGTGGTTAAAAATCGCATACACGAAGAGGGTAAAGATGCAAACGGTCAGCCTATAGGAACTTACTCGAAAGAATACATGGTTGTAAGAACAGGCACATTTAAGTCTAATGGTGTAAAGTCAAAAGGTAAGAATAAAGGCGAAACAAAACCTACTGGAGTATTTACTAAAGGTAAAAACAAAGGACAACCAAGACCTAACTATAACCGAACCAACGACACGAAAGTAGTTATCAGTTTAACGCGGCAAATGGAAAATGATTTTGTAGTAATACCAACAGAGAACGGTTACGGCTTAGGGTATAACAATCCCGACAACCGAAATAAAGCCGCTTATGTAGAAGCAACTTACAATAAAGTAATTTTCGCTTTAACTCCCGATGAAGAAGTTTTAGCAACCGAAATAGCGCAAAAAACAATAGACGATGCCATTTCTTAAACAGCAAATCGAAATAGTAAATTCTTTGCTTTTGCAAACAGCATTTGCAGATGAACGTTTTGCTACGGCACGAATAGAAGCGATTGCGGTTGACTGTTCAAGGACTGAAAGCGATAATAGCATTTCCTATTTCCCTGCTATAATGAGCGAGAATAACGAAGCGCAGGATATAACAGTTGATGACACATACGGCTTAATAGTTTACCATAAAGTTCTTTCGAGTGCATACGCCCCCGATACCAAAAACCAATTTGGTGACAGGAACAAATACCAAAAACAGGTAACGCGAATTAAAATGGTTGTGTAT